GCTCATTAATGCTTGCAATACGATCCAATTCATCATTAGGTACTCCCATATAACTAAGGAGTGATTTAATAAAAAATTGTGATAAAGAAGATTTTCCCACACCAGAATTTCCATAAATCCACATGGATAACGGAGCTTTCCTAAATTTTCCATTAGAACGACGTGCATTAAAATCAGCTCTCCATCCAATCATACGATCAAGACGTGTTTGAAAAAATGAAGTTTGCCAAGTATTTTTACTTAATTTCTTACATTTTTTACAAAGAATAATTGCTGATTCTAAGTGTTCCAAATATTTAACATCATCCAGTAATATCTTCTCTCCTTTAAATTCAACGCGCATAATAGGTAAATTCAATGATTTGGCATGTGGCGTTGCTTCAAGCAACATCTCATATAAATAATCAAATTCCTTCGCGTCTTCTCCATCAAAAAGAAATTTACGTGGATTTCCGGTTTTAAAAAATTCATAGCCACCTGAAATGAAAAATTCCAAAGTGCTAAGTATGGCAGATAATAAATCAGAAACATCTGCATGTTTCTTAAGTGTTCCTATTCGAAATAAATTAATTCCTTTTACAGTAACACTTAAATGTTTTCCGTCAATAAAACCCATAGTTGCGATGATTGAAATTAATTCTGAAACCTTTTCAAAAGCAGGTGATTGTTTAGCAGCTTCCCAATTATTTAAATATTCGGGTAACTTAGACACCCACTGTGTATCTTTGTTATCATCATCAAATTCAGCTTGCTGTTCAAATGGATTAAAACCAAATCGTTCTTTAAAATAAGCTATCTGTGCACTTGAAAAATTCAAAGTGTTTTTAACTGATTTTTGTGACAATTCGGGTATAATACTTGTAATGGCAAGTGTTAGTGTCGCAATGATTTTTGACGGTCTTTTCTCTTTATGAAGCAAATGAGCTACAGAAACAACAGAGGCTAATTTATTAGACATTAAAGCTATTGTATCAGGATCTGTAAATGATCTGTGCATATTACGCTCTACATCATTAAAAAGAGAAGCAATGGAATATTTAATGCGTGTTTTATCTTTTTCATCACATTTAAATAAACCTTGTTGAACATAATTGTTATTTTGACGTTTATCGTCTTTATGTACCTTTTTATTGACATTTAAGGCACGATTACGTTCTTTGCGACGCTCAGTGTGCGCCGACTTTTGGCGTTTC